CTTCTTTCTGAATGTTGCTCATATGCATCGCCCTGGTACTATGATATCAGTGATGCGTCATGAAGGATGGCACGCTGCTCAGGACTGCATGGCAGGAACAATCGAGAACAACTTCATTGCTATTATTCATAATCAAGAAGATGTTCCCAAGATGTATCAGGCAATCGTTAAGAGTGCCTATATGTCTCAACCAAAGGCAATCCCCTGGGAGAAAGAAGCATACTGGGCAGGACATACTGAGGGTATGACAGCAGCAGCACTTGAGTCTTGTGCTGCAGGAACGATGTGGACAGACTATGAACCAACCCCGTTGACCCGTGAATGGTTGGTTGAAAATGGATATATTCCTAAATAATAACATCTGATACTCAAATATCAAGACCACCCAAGACAGGTTGCTTGACAATTCCTCTACAGTCTTATAATGTAGCGACCTGTTGTTGGAAAACTAGTATTTACATATGACACATTTAACAAGAGATGTGTTAGTCAAAGCCATAGTTGCAGAGGAGATGCGCTCCCTCACTGGCAATGATTACATTCAGTCTCTCAAGGATGCGTATCACAAATGGGAACATCAATCAAGTGATGATCTATGTAGAAAATTTAACTCTATTAAGCACACAAAAATCTCTGTAGAACAACTAGAACCCTAAATAAAACTGCCTTGCTACTCTACTAATGGCAGATACCAAGCCTAAGGTAGAGAAGGAAGACCACGATGAAGATAAAAGTGAAGTCCTTGGTAATTTGGTGAAAGTTGTAGTACTTATTTGGTCTGCTTCTCTCCTCACTTTCAGTTACGTTAGACTTCCAAACGGTCAAAAGATTCTTGACTTTGACCCTACCTTCATCGCATCGGTGTTCTCCGGTTCTTTAGCTGCCTTCGGTCTGAGTCCTGCTAAAGCAGGTGGTGGCAATGGTAAAGCAGTAACTAAGAAAAAGGATGATGAACCCCCTGTTGTATCTGCTGTTGAACCTAAGAGGTAATCATGTCACGTATCAAATGGGCTGCTATTAGTGTTGGTGGTGTCATTGCTGTTGCACATATCGGTGTTTTGGGACATTTGATCAGACGACCACCTGAACCGAAAGTTGCTGAGGTTCCTACTATTAACATCCCACATGGTCCGTACACTTCATATAAGATTACGGCAGGAAAAGAAGGATATACGATAGAATATAAGGCAAACGATCCTGCTATCCTTGAGTCCCAGAGATCACTGAGCCTTGATAAAGACAAGAAAGGATTATTTGGTGGTGGAACCGAAACAAGAAGAGAATGGAGACGTGATCAATTTACTGCTGAAGGCGTAAGGAACATTGGAGGTGCCGCAACGCTGGACGGCGAGGGAAAGAGTGCAAAAGACATAGAGTGTATCGTGGCGGACGCTGGAGCACGGTCACAAGGTGCGATGGCAGGAACCGCAATTAGCACTGGAGTTCTTGTTCCTGCTGTTATGAACATTCCATATATCGGATGGTTAGCAGCAGGTTGGGCAACTCTTCTTGGTAAGCAAGTAGGAGAGACTGTTGGGTCTGAAATTGGGTCTACATTTAGCGACTGCTGATAAGTTAGGAAGTCAACATATTTGATTGTTACACTGATAGTTTAAAGGGATAGATAGTGTAGTTGCGTAAACTTTATGAAGTTTATTTTCGCATTTCTTGCTACATTATTCCTTGCTGCTCCTGCATGGGCTGTTGACGTTCAAATGGGTGCCAATGGTAATCTTGTGTTTGACCCTGCTGAAGTCACTATTAGTGCTGGTGAGTCAGTCCATTTCATTAATAATATGCTTCCTCCTCATAATGTTGTTGTAGAGGATCATCCAGAACTAAGTCACGAAGCCCTAGCAATGTTACCAGGTGAAGACTTTGAAGTTGCATTCCCAGACGCTGGTGACTATACTTACTGGTGCGGACCTCACAAAGGAGCAGGAATGGTAGGCACTATTCACGTAGAATGAGTGAAGACGAAAAACGAGAGTTTTACAAGTCATTAAGAGAACGGATTTACCAACTTCGGATGGCACATCTGTTTGAGGAACCATGTCCACTATATGAACCGGACGAGGATGATGAACACTTTTAATACTTGGGTTTTAGAGTTAACAGTTGGAATAATCGACTTTCTTTATAGGGGTCGAGATTATCAACGTTTCTGGGTGCTTGAGGAGATTGCTCGGGCACCCTATTTTGCGTTTTTGAGTGTCTTACATTTAAGGGAATCTTTAGGATTACGTGGTCCAGAGCATCTATACTTAATGAAAGAGCATTTCGCACAAACGTTAAATGAAACAGAACATCTGGAATATATGGAAAGTCGGGACGGTAATCGTTATTGGATTGATCGTGCTTTTGCCAGACACCTCGTACTTATCTATTATTGGGTCAATGTGGTTTATTATTGGTTGGCTCCTAAGTCTGCATACCATTTGTCATATGAAGTAGAGATTCATGCTGCTACTACATATGCTAAGTATCTTGCGGAAAAAGGACCAGATGAAAAGATCCTTGAGATTTTAAATGATGAACTGGCACACTCTAAAGAATTAAAGGAAGCAATGGAGATGATCAAATGACAACATTTTTTATAATTCTTTTTATTTCATTGCTTATAGGTGGAATGCAACTAACATGGCCAGGTAGATACCGAGGGTAACATGGATGACAAAGAGAAGGAGAAACAAAAAAGAATAAAAGAGGTAGCGAGGCATCTTCATCCACATGACGATGAACCTGATCCCACTGCTTACATGGGAAACTACAACTTCCCTCAAATGCTTTTTGCTTTTTGCCTTGGTTTTGTCACCATGTTTGTTCTATCAGTAAAAGAGATAGAAAACTTTAAAGGATGTCCACTACCAGAGTACTTCCAAAAAGAGGTTAAAGGATGAAGTATCAACTAACACTCATACTTTGTTTTGCTCCCCTTGCGATAATCTACATAGTGATGAAACTAGCAGTTTGGATGTCTGCAGTCAATTCTGAAACGAGTTATGTCAGAAAAGAACCTTTTCGTAAACGAGGACCCTATGTGGCAGACGCATATGCAGACGTTGATGAGGAGGAAGAGGAGTATGGAGATCGCACAGATTATAGATAATGCAATTTATGAATACTACTCAGAACAAGATCTTCCAGTTCCAAACTGGAAAAAGCAAAAAGATCCACAATGGTGGATTGACTATCTACAAGAACTAAACATTGACCCCAGGAACCCATGAAAGTAGGACTAATCGGATTAGGAAGGATGGGAGAGGGCATGTCCCGTCGAATGCTCAAAGCAGGTATTGAAGTTTATGGATACAGAAGAAACTTTGCCAAGGCACAAGAAGCAGCAGATAACGGGTATATTACTGCAGCTGCAGATTCTTTGGAAAGCCTTGTTCAAGTAGTGCATGAGCAGGAGGGTATGGTTGGTAAAGCACCTGGTATCTTCCAACTTGTCATTCCCGCAGAACTAGTAGAGGACACCATCAATGAGTTACTACCATTACTTGGCGACGGGGATATTATTATTGACCATGGCAATAGCAACTTTAAAGACTCTAGACGCAGGGCAGAACGGCTTGAAAAATTGGGCATCCAATATATTGACTGTGGTACTAGTGGTGGTGTTTACGGTTTGGACCGTGGATACTGTCTTATGGTTGGTGGTACAAATACTGCAGTATCCGTCTGCTCTCCTATCTTTAGGGCACTCGCACCAGGTATCGGATCTGCCCCTCGTACAGATCCAACCAGTCGTGCAACATCTGCAGAGTACGGTTGGTTACACTGTGGACCAGCAGGTGCAGGACACTTTGTCAAAATGGTTCATAACGGTGTAGAGTATGGAATCATGCAAGCATACGCAGAAGGATTTAATATCCTGCATGAAGCAAATGCTGGGTCAGCTTACGTTAAAGAGGGCGATGCTGAGGTTGCTCCGATGGAAAACCCGAAAGATTATTGTTACGATATTGATGTTGCTGAAGTGGCTGAGTTATGGCGTCGTGGCAGTGTGGTTGGTTCTTGGTTGCTTGACCTTACCGCTGATGTACTACGCAGCGATAGAGAGCTTAGCAAGTTCGGTGGGGGAGTTAGCGATAGTGGTGAGGGTCGTTGGACTGTTCACGCTGCTGTGGACCTTGGTGTACCTGCCCCTGTTATCTCTACTGCCTTATTTGAACGATTCGGATCAAGACGACTCGGAGCGTTCGCAAACAAAATCTTAAATGGTATGCGCTACATGTTTGGAGGACACAACGTAAGATGATTTGCATAGGAGAATACACCGTGGCAGCAAGTCTTGCCACTGCAGTTGCGGGATGGATGACTCCCGAATCAGTTAGAACCTACATCAGTATAAATGCTGACCCATGGGACAATAATAAACAGATTGACTTTGAAGAACCCATGGGTTCCTTTGGTATTGAATGGGATATTCATAAACATGCAAGATTGTTTGCTGAACATATTTCATCACCAAGACAATGTAACGATCATCCAGGTATCAATCATGCTGGTATCAAATTTCTCGCCCCAATCGGTAATGCTACTCTTTACTCTGGGATCAGCATTAACAATTCTTACACTGATAGTAACGATAGGTTTGACGGACCACTGGCATCAATAGGTGTAGAATATGGTAATGATTTTAAAATTTATGCTGAACACCTTGCCAGTGTAAAAGAGTTTGAGGATGGTAGAACATCTTTTGGATTCAAGGTATTTTTCAAATGACGTTCGCTGATGTCCTTCTTTGGGGAGCAATACCCTTTGTACTATCCACAATATATTTCGGGGTACGAAAAGGTGAAAATAACTACTACGAAACGGACAAGTACAATGGAAACGGAACCGCTCACTAGAGGCATAGTTATCTTCGGTGCTACTGGAGATCTATGCAAGAAAAAACTAATACCCGCACTGCATAAACTTTGGGAGAAAGATCTTCTTCCAAAGGGATTTTTAATTACTGGTGCTGCCAGGAGAGATCCTGGAGTTAAGGCATGGAAAGAATCTCTTGGGGACTACCCTGAAGAGTTCATACATTTACTTGACTATGTTTCTTGTGACTTATCTAGCCAGGAAAGTTTGAATAAACTTCCCGATACAGACGACACAACTTATTTTTTATCTGTCCCACCAGAGAGATACGAGAATGCAATCATCAGCCTCAAGCAAGGAGGATTTTTAGATGACCCAGAAACATCACGTGTTGTTATTGAGAAACCCTTTGGGTACGATCTTAAATCTGCTAATCATTTACAATCTGTGGTTGCTAGACATCTACGCGAAAAACAAGTATATCGCATTGACCATTATCTCGGTAAAGATACTGTTAATAATATCCTTGCCACCCGCTTTAGCAATATTCTACTGGAACCACTTTGGAACAGGCAATACATAGAAGAAGTTCAGATCTTTGCTACCGAGACTATTGGTTGTAAAGGTCGCTCACAATATTATGAAACTGCTGGTGCTGTACGAGATATGTTACAGAACCACATTCTTCAGGTGCTTGCTCTAGTAGCAATGGAACCACCAAGCAAGATGAATGCTAGGGAAATCAGACGTGAGAAGACAAAGGTACTCGCCGCTACTAGAATAAGTGAGAACATTATTCTGGGACAATACCATGGCTACCGTTCTGAAGAGGGGGTTGATCCTAACAGTGGTACTCCTACCTATTTTGCTGGCACTTTATTCGTTGATAACTGGCGTTGGGAGGGAGTACCTTTTAACGTCATGACAGGAAAGAAACTACCATACCAATGTGTAGAGGTAGTCATCAAACTCAAA